TAGGACAAAGTTCACGAATAGCTTTAATAACCTGCTGAACAGCCAATACGTTGTTAACCCAGCTAAGCTGTGTATAAGCTGTCTGAGAAGTATATTCCGAGTTCATCGTCAAGATATTACCATTGTAGAAGGAAAGGTAGTTGATACGAAGATCATCCAATTCCTTAAACTGATCTACATGAGGAGTATGTTTAGGCGAGAAGTTCAAAGTACCTTGAACAAACGATTCCATCGGAACGATGATATCATATTTCTGACCGCAGAAAGGACGGTTACGTCCATTGATGAAGTGTTTTACAAACAAACGGCACAGGTCATAAGTTACTGTAACCGGAATTTGTTTACGTGTATAAGGTTCATAAATTTCATAAGAGTTCATATATGTTGCACAATAACGACTCTTAGCATTTTCCTGATTCTTAATACGCAATTCTTCAATGGAGCTAATACCTACACCCATATCACGGAAGTATACTAAGTCTTCACGGAAAGCAGCCAAACGTTCAATAGCACGTTTAACTTGTTTAGGGTAGTTAGCATCAAAGATACAGTCAATACGGTTGTTATCTAAGTCATAGATATCATCCGAAAAAGATCCATCAAATGCTTTAACCATTTCAGCTTCGTATTCAGCAGATTTAACAGGAGCATCACCAAAAGCACCATTAGAACCATTCTGGAGTTTAATACCCATAAGGCTGGAGAGGTTTACACCATCGGACATATCAACTGCCAAATTGCTGTAATCCCGACCATTCAAATCTGTACCAAATAATACGTCAGCATTCTTAAAGGATTCTGTATCATCAATGAGATAACCAACGTTATTTACAAATGCTTCAAATTCATCATCAAAGAAGATAGCACGAACTTGTTTCGAACGCATAGCAATAGCATTGTCCAAAGACATGTTCTTATCTTTTTCAACGATATTCGGATTCATTGTAAAGGATACTGTTTCGATAGTATTGCCATTTTCAATGATATCAATAAAGTAACGAACGTAATCCAACGGATGAGAAGCAGTAGCATCTGTATAAATACGGAAAGATTTGTTGGAACTACCACGACCCATATCAGCGATTAAGAATAATACATATTCATCATCTTCACCGATTTCATTCTTATGGCCGAAGTCACCCTTAAGAATCTTACCAAATTTCTTAACATCATTACCATCAGATGCAACAGATTTCAAACGATATGTAATCTTAACAAAGTTTTCTAATACCGGAGTATTAGCAATACCATTTGTATTAGCATCTGTAGTAAGACGATTTGTTGTCGGATTCGTATACAACGGAAGACCGTTGTCATTCGTCTTTTGTTTCTTTTCATTCTTTACTTCTGCTACAACACCAATGTTAGCAAGAGTAGAATCGGTAGCTACAATACGTTTGAATGTAACATAACCACCAGCATCGATAAAGTTTGCAGCTTGAATCAAAGCTTGGCCATGACGAGTATAGGAAGGAGTTCTTCCATAATAATCGTAAAAATCACTACCAAACAATTTATGCTTCCATTCTTCAGGTCCTTTATCAGCAGAACTTACAACCATGGCTATCGGGCGATCAGTACTATCTTTTACAGTATCACTATATTGCAAAATCTCAGACTGGTCGTCAATGATAGTGGTTACACCAGGAGCTGGCATATTTAGTTCCTCCTTTTTTACAGAAAGTTATTAATTTTTCGAAAAACTAATAATTTGAAATGGTTTAATTAAAAATTATTATTAGTGATTCTATATATATAGAATCCAAGAACAACATTTCTTTTTTAAAGAAAAGGATCCCAGATTTTAATATAATGTTATTGAAGCTGGTTTATTGGCTATTCTTCTCCAACCAAAATTTGCTCCAACGGGGTATCTTTAGGATTATCATTCATCATTGCATGAAGTATAGATTCATCAAAGTTTTCAGAGATTAAAGCTGTATAAGGAGAAATAATCTTAGATACATTCTTTAAAGACATCGACTTATATGCATGCATATCATTTGTTTTTGATAATCTAAAAGGAATCGATTCATCATCTTTAGATCTGCAAACTTCAGATACAGCCAATCCAAACATTTGGTTATTAATACCATAAGAAAATCCATTGATAGTCATATTATCAATAATGAAATCCTGTATTTCATCATAAGGAATTGTATTAATAATATAACCAAGGATGAAACAGAGGTTTAGCATCTTTTCACAATTACCAACAAACTTAACTAGTTTTGTAGATACTATAATCTGATCTCCTTCTCTATATTTAAACAACCTATAATCTTCTTTAACAGAATTCTTGGTTAATTGAAGTTGTTTAACCTTTTCAATAGCATAAGGTCTAGTAGCAAACATACTAGGGAATTTAAATAACTTTAATCCATCATTCATTTTACCATCTACACTCTGAATTGTGTAGTTAAACATTCCCATTATATTTATAAGGTCCCCTTCTTGTTCAGCAAGGTTTCTATCAAAATACTTTTCAGGAATGTAAGCTACCATTTCTCTATCCTTAGCAGAGAAGATAATAGAATCTCCCTCTTTTTTACAAAAATACGGCATAGGTTCTGCCATTATTCTTCACCCTCTTTATTCAAAGATTCAAGAAGATACAATCTATATTCATCATTATTTAATGCATTCTCATCAGAAGAGTTTTTATCATTTCTATCAATAAGCATAAAGTTCAACTTAGATCTCTTATTAATATCAGCACCATGGGTTATTAATAATTTGGCTACTTTATAATTCCCATGTTTGATAGCACTTGATAAAGCCATATTATCATAAGCATCTCCAGATACACCATTATTTAAAAAGAATTCTACAAATTCGGAATTATCATTCTTTGCTGCTTCATTTAATAAGAATCCTTTTACATCTTCACTCTTAAATAATTCATCTATCTTATCATTATCTTCTATAAATTTTACAACAGCTTTAAAAGCATCTATATTATTATCATATATTGTGTTCATGATAATCCGTTCTAATACATTATCATATTTTATTCTTACTGCATTATCATAAACTATCTTTAATAGTTTATCAAATAAAAAGATATCTTCACTATCATGGAATGCAGCTAAGATATTGTAAGAAAGTTTATCTTTTTTGAAGAATGTAATATAATGAATTACAGAACTCATTCTATCTTTTAATAATTTTTCCCAGAAAAAAGTATTATTAAAATACTCCATAAATTTTTGTTTAGGGGGTTGAACTGAATCATTGGGATCTTTTGAAGCATCGTAATGATATAATTTATAATTGATACCCTTAGATAATAAGAAAGAAAAAAGCTGATTATCATTAATAAACGTTTGCATGTAGCATACCTCTCCATTAAAATAATTACTATACACAACTCTCATTATAAATAAGTCATCCTAAGGAGTTTTAACCCCTTAGGATGAGATTATATTATTCGTGAGTTACTCCAGCTTTTTCTTCCCAATTTTCACTCATATTAGTACCAAAACTATTGAAATGCTTATCGGCATATAAAATAAGGCCATTCTTAAATAATACATTATCATCAAGGCATCCAGGACATTGATTTTCATGACCTTCTACAGGAACGTCAAACTGTCTAATAACTTTAGGCTTGCTTGTATTTCCTCTGCCAACATTCCTACCAATAGGAGTTACATCAGATCTACCTGCTATGATAGTACCATCTTTAGTATCCCCACCAGTTGTTGTACCATTGGTATAAACACCGCCTTGGATAACAGCATTTACAATAGTACGACCAACTTTAGTACCACCAATAATAGTACCTCCAACAAGAGTACCACCTGTTGTAGTGATCTTCCCTGTTGTAGTTCCATCTTCAATAGTATAAGATTTACCATCAATGCATCCAGTAGCTGTACCACCAGTAGCAGTTCCTCCTACAGCTGTACCACCAACTGTAATATCTCCAACTGTAATACCGCCAGTTGTAATCATGCTATCTCCAGTAACAGTAGCACCATATACAACAGAGTCTTTTAATACAGGATTGATGATAGTGCCTTTTTCTGTTCTACCACCTTTAATGATTGTATTGATAGCAATTACATTAGTGATGGTTCCAGTAATAGTAGCATCAGATACAATACCAGTCTTTTCATCTGTTTTACCATCAACAGATCCAGCTCTAAGATTAGCATTAAGAATCTTACCTTCAATAATAGCACCATTAATAGTGTCACCATTAATGACAGTAAGTTCCATACCAATATTATTCTTTCCTTGAGCAAGTCCATCTAAGGTATGACCAGTAACTTCACCAGAAACAATAGTACCTTCTAAGATATTACCATTCTTATCAGCAATAGCATTTTTAACAACAGCATTCTTAATAACTTCTGCAGTAGTTGTGCCATATCTATGCATACTATTATCGATAGTAGGATCTTGATCTACATAAACAGAATATTCGCTAACTCCACGAATCTGGTCTGTTTTGAATACAGCCGTCTTTGTTACATAATTAGCAGAGCAATCTACTTTCAGTTTAAATAAAACATTATTGTTGCAATCATAAGTTTTATAGATATCGGATAATCTACCAGATACTCGTAAGAGTTTTCCATCTTCAATATAATCGAAAATATACATCTTTCCAGCTTCTAAATCAATAGAAGTATTCTTTTCAGGATCTGTATATTGTACGGTAATAGTGATAATAGTTTTTTGAGAAACTTTAACTCCTGTAACCATAGAATTTGAACAGCAATTACAAGAAAGATTTAAAGGCCCATTAGGTCTATATAACCCACTCATTAAACCAGGAGTTATATTAGAATTTTTAGTACTTGTATAATCAGAATAACAGCGGCCACCAACAACTCCGCCATTATATGCCGGAGTCGGGGTGAAAACATTATTTACACTAGAACAATCATAGCATGTACTATCGTGTTCTTCAAGATAATACTTACCAGAATTGCAGGATTTACATTCCGACATAGCTTTTTATGCCTCCTTTATAAAATCATCCATATTATAAAGATGTAAAAATAATATGGGTAAGAGCTATTAAGCCCTTACCCAATGAATTAATCTTCTTTAGAAGGTTTAAAAATATCTTGTAATGCAGTTAAAGTAGGATTATCTACATCTTCTTTTTTCTTAGAAGAAATTTCTACAGAGGTATAGATAAGGAATAAGAACTTAAAGAATCCCTTGATCTGCTCTGTAGCCTTAGGATATTTGTTTAATTGTTCAGAAGTCATAAAAGACCAATTAGATATATTCTTCATAGTAAGCATAATCATATAATTACTTACTGCATCATAAGGGGATAATTTTCTAGCTAATTTAGATAGAGCAATTGTAAAAAGAGCCGCATAATTGTATTTCTTTTCATCCCCATTTTTAAATCTAAATCCGAAATGGACTAGCACTGCTTTAACCAAATCAGGAAGGAAAGCATTAAAATACAACCCAGATCTTTCTTTTGTCAAATACAAATCCTCAAAAGCTCTTCTAAGTCTAACTTCATTACCATATACCTTTAATAGATTAGAAGTTAATACGTGTTTATATACTTCAATGAAGTCATCATCTTCAAAGTTAGCAATATGATATACTTTATTTATTTTATGAACAATCTTTTTAGATTCTTCATCATAATGATCAGACTCTTGTACAAGAAGATCCATAGCTCTATCTCTAGCATTCAAATCTGTCATATAATAAATATCTACTAATACTTTTACAAGTTTAGTGTCAAGTTTAGTATGTTTGAAAAACATAGAATCTGTAATACTAAAGTTCTCTTCAATAACTTTTGTTTCTTCTTTAATACTTACTTCTAATTCATCTTCAAGGTCTTTTACAATGGAATCTATTTCCTTATTAGCTTCTTCAATAGTCATTTCACTCATATCTTTTTTCTCTTCCATTATACGACTCCTATTCTTATTTATTCATCATTTCAATTACTCTAGGATCTAAAGCTTGTACATAATCCTGTTGTAATTTTAAACGAACATGAGTGATGATATCAGCTCTTAATATTTCATTATTAATAAGAGAATTATATCTTCTAAACAAGCTTACGTTATTTATGATATTTTTGTTAAATAAATTGATAACTTCTTGGTTAGTCATTCCATAAGCATATCCATATACAGTAGAATCAGGTACTTCCATATCTTTAATAAAAGATAATACTAAAGGAAGATTAGCTGCTACTGTAATCAATGCAGGATCTTTGCTAAAGATAAGCTTATTGTAATTAGAACTAGCATCTTTGTTGTATTTAAGATTTTCCATATTTAAAGCAGAGTAAATATTTTCTCTTTCTTCATAGATAAATCTAGTAAAGAAATTTACAATATACTGATTAAACTTAGCTACATAGAAATCATATACAAAATCTGCAATAGGGTAGAAGTCTGTGGTTTCATCATTTCTAATAAATTGGAAATCATATTTTTTAGAAACTGCATCAATAATATTAAGATACGTTTCTTGTTCTTTAGCAGAAATTTGATCTTGATCATAAGGATAAGCATTATATAATTGCTTAAAGATAGTTTTAAATGCCTTAATAGTATTAGGTTTAGGAACTGTATCAAATCTATTAAACATT